ACAACGCTGCTAAAAATAGTTAAAAATGCAGTTAAAAAAATTAAAAATTAACCTTAAATCAAACAACCTAGAATCTATTATGCAATTAACTCCCTGTAGAAAGGGATAGCTTAAAAAAGAGATAAGAAGATGAAACAGGAACTAACAACAGAAGAATTCCATGAACTAAGAAGGAAGCTAGATAAAGCGTATAAGAAACTAAATCAAACTGATCTATATCATATGGAGAAATCATGTGCTTATCGTCTTATGGAACTAGATTCCAGTAGATATCAAGCAGGTAGATGTTCCTGGGAGTCTATAGAATCAGAAGATGGAGTAGAATTTCTAATTAGAATTACAATGAAAAGGATAAAGGAGTAAGAATATGACAAATCTAGAATTTTTAAACTCAATCAGTAAAACAGAAAGAAAGAATGCATCTATGTCTATACTATTCGACGAATGGGACATTGATCTAGAAGAAATCTGTGATAAATGGAAAGATAAGAAACTAAGACTATGGTCTGTCTTGTGTCGCTTTTATATAGATTTTAATCGAAAGGAGAAAGACAGAAACAAGATACGACCCATAGGTAGAACAAGAGAAGAAGCGAGAGCAAATCTTATTAAGCTACTGCAAAAGAATTTTCGTGACTATAATAGACAGAAAGATACAGTCTGTGACCAATGGAAAGACCCTGATGAAAAGAAGGTAGAAAAGAAGGTGAGAGAAATCACACTAGAATCTGGTGAAACAATACTAATTAAGGTAAGATAAGGAGTAAGGGATATGTTTTGGAAAAAAACAATACTGCCTAAAGAAACAAGGGATAAAGAGCTAGAATCAGCTATATGTGTAATGAAGCATATACTAGACCAAGGGATACACCGAGGTAAAAATTCACCTATGCCTTATACTGCACGAGTAGGTCTAGCAAAAATGCTCAGAGAGTGTTCTGATACGATTTACATCATGATAAAACAGTCAAAATACGATACTGATTTTGAAGAAGAAATCCGTAAAGAAGCTGAATACTATCAGCCAGGACTAAGATCACTACCACACAACTATCTTCTACAAAATCTAGAAAAATATCTACCAGACACTAAAGATATGACAGAAGCAGAAGCTAAGAAATTTCTACGGAAAAAGCTATAAGGAGTAATTCAATATCCTGTATAAAGGATAGACCAACTATGAGTAAATAATCATGAAAAGAAGAAGCTGATAAAAGCTGTCTAGGTGAAGAAGGAAATAGGGTCGCTTAATTGCAGGCCCTATTTCTATGATTAGGAGGTTTTTATTTTTTTATTTTTATATGTTTCTCTAATCTTTATTTTAGTTTCTTCACTACACTCAATACCCTTGTTCCAAGGACATTTCCCTTTCTTTGCTTTGCTTATATTTTTTCCCTTTCTTTGCTTTGCTTATATTTTTTCTTGTTTCTTCGGAAACAATATAAACTCTTCCTTTTTGTGCTTCACTAATCTTTTTTCTTGTTTCTTTAGAATGATGCTTACCTTGCATATTGCTTGGTTTACCTTTCATTGTTTCACTAATCTTTTTTCTTGTTTCTTCGGATCTCTTACAACCTGATGCTCCTTCACCGCCTTTAGTAAGATTATATAGATTACCATTAGTAATAAAATTATATTTTGCTATATAATAGATTTCTAAAGCATCTAATATATTGGTTGGTTTTCCTTTTGCATCTATAAGAACTTCCCATTCAAAATTCTCAGGATCATATTTGTTTAATGCTCTATGAAAATAAAAAGAAGATTTTTTACTGTCATAAATATGACATTTCTTTCTTTCCTCTAAAGATTTAATAGTCTGACCTATGTAAACCTTACCATTTATTTTATTTGTTGCTTTATAGATTATCATATATATAATAATATAAATAATTAAATTTTTTCTAAAAGAAAAGCTGCTTATTTAAAGCAGCTAATTATATGTTTAGGAGGAAGGAGAAAGAAAGCTACATCTTTTTTATTTCATATATGTTATACACACTAAGCAGAGCTACTACCATGCCTATTAGAGAGACTAGTACTGGCTGCTTAACATGAGTATATCCTAGTAGAATAGAAATGAATGCTGTTATAATACATACCATCAATGCTGTTATCCAGAAGAATATTGGCCTAAATTTCCCTTTACTGTAGAAAAATGCTTTTATTATTTCTTTCATATAATCTCACCGAGAAATAAATCTTGTATAAATTCTAATTTAACTCTCTTTTGTAATTTTGCATATGTAATATTTGCTTCACTCATCTTTTTTCTGGATTCTTCTGAATGATGTTTACCTAGCATACAAGATGGTTTTCCCTTATGTGCTTCACCTATTTTTCTTCTTGCTTCTTCTGAATATTTTTTACCTTTATTTGCTTCACCAATTTTCTTTTTATGTTCTTCAGATAGCTTTTTTCCTTTATTTGCTTCACTCATCTTCTTTCTTGCTTCTTCTGAAACAATATAAACTCTTCCTTTTTGTGCTTCACTCATCTTCTTTCTTGTTTCTTCTGAAACTATTTTTCCTTTATTTGCTTCACTAATTTTCTTTCTAGTTTCTTCTGAATAATGATATTTATTAGGTGGTCTTTTTTTATATGCTTCACACATTTTCTTTTTAGTTTCTTCAGAACATTTTCTACCTAAAACTGAACCACCCTCACCACCTTTAGTCATATTATACATATTATCTGCACCGAGGATTAGTCTATGTTTTGCTATGTAATAAATTTCCAATGCATCTAAAATATCTTTAGGTTTACCTGTTGCATCACAGAGAATTTCCCATTCAAAATTCTCTATTCCATATTTTCTAATTGCTTTATGAAAATAAAATATACTATTACGTGTTGCATCAAATAGATGTCCTTTTATTCTCTCTTCTAAAGATCTAGTAGTTTGACCGATGTAAACCTTTCCGTTGATTTTGTTTGTTGCTTTGTAAATTATCATATTACACCTCTATTCAATATTATATGATAAAGGTATATATTTCTAACTGAGTGATTATTACCAATCTCTTACCTCATACTAACACAAACCTCGATGTCGTATTGCTGCTTTAGTCTGCTTAGAATCTATAGGTAATCATAGCGTCAATAGAACCAGCATATACTGCTTTATCTAAAGAACTATATAATCCTAATTGACCACCAAAACCTATATTGCCCCAAAAATGAGTATAACCAAATTTCCCACCAATCAGATAGCTGAATTTAGCTGCTTCATTATCATACACGAAAAGCAATGATGGACCTATTCCTATTTGATGCTTCTTAACGGGACAACTATAATCAAAATCATAATATGCAGTTGTGGTTTTGCATAGATCACTAGATTTTATCTGCAATTTCTTATCTGTAATCATTGTCAAATCTACATAAATCTTTTCACCACAAATAGGATTCTTAACCACAGTCTTTTCTTTAGGTTTATCTGCTGGAGTAATTACCACAGGACTAGTTGGTTTGCATGTCTTAGTTCCTTTACAATAGCACGACAAGCCAGTACCCACATTAGATAGAATTAAAATACCTAGAAAGCAACCACCTATAATTAGATATTTCTTCCAGTTAGTTGCTACGTTTGCTTTAATTTCAGATAAATTCATATTCAATATTTCTTTCTTGTAAATAGAAGATGGGATCTAGTAACGATTCCTTGTATGTTTCTAGATGCAGGTGCAACGAAACCCAACCAGATTCAGGCATACCTATTTGCTCACCTTCAACTAATTCTTGTCCTTCTTTGACAGAAGGTGTTATGTGCCAAAAACGAAGCTGTTGATAATCAGTCTCTAAGGGGCTAGCTAATATATAATGTCCCCATTCAGCATTAAATTCTATTCCTGTTACTACTAGCTTCTCTGGTGCTAGTATAGGTAGTGGTCTGTAGTTCTTATCTACTACTCTGCAATCAATACCAGGATGAAATTCCTGTTTTTTCTTGCGGATGCGATATCCGAAAGGGCTAACTATAATCAGAGGTACAAGATCAATCAGCATTTTTTTATTTCATCTACTAATAAGGATAAAGCTATTATTACACCTAGGAAAATCAGACATGTAATGATGAATGCCTGTCTCATTTTTTCTCTTGAACTGTTTGTGGCTGAATGATTTTCTGTACTGGGGCCATGACAAAATTAGAAACTACATATGCTGTTACTGTTAATAAAAAGAAGCCTACAGAACCTATCAGCCACATCTTCAGCTTTCCATTTGCTGCTTTAATTCGTGGATCAACTATAGCTATGACAGTTGGTTCTAGATCAGATTTTCTACGGTTACAGTGATCTTTACATTCTATAGCATTTAGTTTGATACTCCTGATTTCGTCTTGCTGAAATGAAATATCTTTACAAGCAGATACAACTACATCATGTTCTGTCTGTCTTGCTAGTTCCAGTTTAGTTAGCTTACAGTTTATTTCTTGAAATTTTTCATCTAGATATGTTTTTAAAGATAATTCCAATTTTGTATTTTCCATTTCTAAATCCTACTAAATAGTATATGTAATCTGTAGATATGGTCTGTAACCTGTTCCTGGTTCTGAACTCCAAAATGCTATGTTATAACTCATCCACGGTGCATCCTTTTTAGATGCTTTTAGCAACCACCCATAGTTATTATATTCACCACTAACCATTTTCTGAACATCATCAATAAATTCTGTACCTGTGAATGAGTAGTAGATAGTGTTATTTGCTAATGTACTAGATTGTGAAAAACTAGCTGTTTGGCTTCTATCACTAGCACCTTCTGCACCTGCTGTTTCCCATGTGTTTGGATAAGCATAACATAACCAAGAGCTTTCACCGGTTGTTGCAGTTTCGTCATATCCGTTACCTTCTCCCCAATTACGTAATAGACGATAGGCAGAAAATATATGTGCAAAACCAACTGTGTCTAGGGGTTTTAAATATATTGCTGCTGAAATAATAGTTGCTCTTGATGGTATATTTGATAACCCAGAGAATTTAATTAGGATATAAGCACGTTCACCGGTATAACTATCTAAGAACAATAATGGTGTAGTACCATAATTGGTGGTATCACAAATAAAACCCGTCGATTCATTGTGTGGTTCATATATAAAATTATCCTCACACCCAGGATAGGTATCTGTAGAATTATCACCTATTGTAACTGTTTCATAATGTGTATTATACACAACATCTGTTACACAGGTATATGCAGGTGCAGGACCGGTTAGATTCCAATCTGATTCATTAAAGCTAGTATCTACATCTGTTATTCTGAAATAATATGATAAACCAGGGTCTAGCTGCGATAGTGTTAATTCAATTAAACCATTACTATTTAATGTTGTGTTTTTGCAGATAATTGGTGACTGACCTAGATTACAATATTCTGAATACCATTCACCTGGGGTAGCTGTAAAATAAACATTATACATGAAATGATCTGAAGCAGTAGATTCTGTCCATTCTAGTTTAATAGAATTATTAGTAATTGGATTTGAGTAAACTAATGTAACAGGATCGGGTGGGGTAGTGTCTCTAGTATATACCTCAGTTGGTGTGTTTAGAAATAAGCATTTTAATTTGATTGTTTTTTCTTGCAGCTGAAACTCCCTTTCAACTACTAAACAAGGTTCACCATAAAAAGGAGTAATATGTAAATCTACCTGTGAACCTACATGTATATAATCCATGTTTTCATATATATCTATTTCACAGAATTTTAGTGGGTTTTTAAATCTAGATAAAGCTAATGCACCACTCCATGTAGCACCGATAAGGTTTCTAAAGATGATATTAAAACTACTAGAACTAGTTTCATCGGTATCTTCATCAGGTACTGAAAATTTATTTGCACCATAGGTAGCTATAGATGCTGCATCTGTACCAGTTACATAAGAAACGGTTGTACCGGATGATATATATGCTATGCTATAACTATTTTTTATTGGTAAATCATCTGAAGCAAAATATTCTTTGTACGATCCAGCTATAATATCTTTGTTAGCTAAACTAACACCAATCTGTCCAGCATACGCTTCATACATCCACAAATAGATTAGATTCTGATAGGAATATAAATAGCAATGTCCTAATCTACACAACTCACTAATTACAGTTCCAATCTCTTGTGTTGATTCTTCATCATATACAATATTTACATATGCTGAATTTGCAGCATGAATGTTTATTGCTTTTTGAAAACCAGCATATACAATATCATCTGCTGTGATTAAATCACTGGTTAGAAGGATTTCATAGATACATTCTGCAATTGTTTTATTTGTTGAATTAGAATAGGTACAGTCCTTACCAAGCACCTCTGCTAGATTAGAGATAGCGTCTATATTAATCTGATTTGATGATTCATCTATTGTGAAATTCTTTATTTTACCGCTGAATAAATATCTATTTATTTCATCGTCGAATAGATCTATTGATAAACCAATTATAGCTGTACCATAGAATATTGATCCGGTATATCTAGGATCGAATATATCGGGATCAATGTTATCTAGACTAACACTGATTTCATCCATTGTTGTGAAGGAATTATCAAAATTTATTCCCTCTAGTGCAAACGTATATTCTACAACATACGTATCTTCTATTTCAGTATTATCTATTCGTAATATTCTACTCATTCGTAAACCCTTGCAAAAGATATTTCTACATCCTGTCTGCCTGTTTTCATCAGCCTGTAGTTTTTGGTGAATCCCTTGAATGGATTATAAATAAGCTTGCAGGTAATAAATGTTGATGGGTAGGTATATGGATCTGGATAGAATCTAATCAAATTACTACTGCAAGACATCATGGACAGAATATCTTCAAATTCATCATTTTCAACTGTTAGTTTTAATTTCCATTCTTCCAGCATGCTTTCTTTACTGGTATTAACTCCGGCTTTCATCTGCTTGTATGTAGGATTAACAAATTTATAGTTAGTTTCAATACCAGTAGCAGCAGGTTTTGTTAAATAAATTGTTGTCCACGTAGTAGCATCACCAACTACAATACTATCCCATGCTCCAGCATCTCTATCTATTGTTGCATCAGATAGCTGGTAGGCTGGACTGTCTGAGTAATCACCAAGGATTCTTAATTTAAGATTCAGGTCTATATCATCTACATCATATACACCCGTGTCTATAAACAGTGGATTAGCAGCTATACACCCTGTACTGGTGGTGCAATGATAACTAGAACCAGTAAGAATGGAATAGGTGGTTGACATTGCATTTTCTGCGTAGATATCGTAGTTTGAATTATCTGAGAAAATATTATTCTTAACTAACTCATAACCACCATTATCTTCTAATCCTAAACCGTAGCTATTATCGAAGAATGTATTCTGTTGAATATCTATTGCTGCTAATGAAGCTGCTGTTCCTTTCTGATACAGTACATAGTTTGTATTCCAATAGCCTATATTATTTTTAAATGTACCTGTATTAGCTACAGCATTTATTCCATATTCTCCATCGTGCATTATGCAGTACTGAACATCATAATCTGCTGTTGTACTGATATATGCGGGGGTATAATCAAAATCTATTGGATCTTGTAGATTTTTAAACTCACACCATCTAGCAGTTATCTTAGCAGAAGCATTAAATAGATATCTAAGGTATTCATTATCTTCACAGTCAAAGGTAATACCATTTAGTGTCTTAGCACCAGAAGCAACAAAACCATCATAATAGATACTGGTATTCTCTATATAGCGGCCATGATTGTCTGTATAATCATGATAGTGAATAAAGAATGCATTGTCTGACTGAATACATGCAGATAAATCAGAAATAACCTGATTACATATTGTATGTATAGCACCTTGCAGTACTCCTGCAGAATTGTATCTACAGAATTGACCTTTTCCTGATCCATCTTGATATGTAATTACAAAACCACCATCTGAACGGGGCAGTATATTATTATAAAACGGTTGGTGTGCTGTAAATTGAGTAGCAACATCGTATGCTACACCTGCTGCTGTATATCTTCTGAAATAACCAGCAGATGCACCATAGACTATTATAAAATCTCCTGTAGTTAATTTTGTTACTGCTGTGTAGTTTCCCAAAGCAGCAAATTCTGTTTTGACACCTTGCAGTACTCCTGCAGAATTGTATCTACAGAATTGACCTTTT